ATAAATGGTCAAGTCACACCAGATTTTAATTACAATGACTAATTATAAACATTCAGAATTTTCCTTTTATAATGGCGGGATACAATACATCTATCGCTTTGATAATGGTATTAAAGTTTCCGTTATACTTACACCATATAGTTATGGTGGAGAGAAAGGTTATTTCGAAATAGGGGTTTTCAATCACGGTGAAATGTGGTATAATAACCCCATCACTGGGTCTGACTCTGTAATGGGTTGGTTAACCTGGGAACAAGTTCAAGAAAAGCTTAAGGAGTGCGATGAATATGGACAGAATACAATTAATTAAACAAGCGGCTTTAAAAGCCAAAGCAAAGAAACTAAACACAACCGTCGAAGAACTAGAATTTCAAGAAGCAGTTCAGAAACTCGACGAAAGAAAAGCAGCAAAGAAAGAAGAAATGAAACTTCATAAGAAGTTAACAAAGTCTGTGGGTAAAGCTGGTAAAGATGCACCTGGTTCTTTAGAATGCTTTAAAGATGAAAATAGATATTACACAGAAAGAGAAACCAGAGATTATATAGAAGGTACATCTTACTTTGAAAATTATCAAGCAATGAAAGGAGATTGGGATTAATGAGATTGGTATTAGAAAATTATGGAGATGCTAAAATATTAAAAGATAAATCTCCTTATGGAATTACGAGATACATCGTTGAATGGAAAGACGGTACACAACAAATATATAATGCTGGTTGGTATCCTTTAAAACAAATTAAAAAATATGTGGAGGGAAAATTAAATGACTGAATATGATGACAGAGTAGCTAGACAAGCTTTACTATTGGAAGCAGAAGAATGGGCGAAAGGTATTCAATCTGTGCAAGTTCATGGACTCACTTCAATGTGGTATGAAACAGCAGAGTCAAAAGCTGATATAGAAAAGAATGGATACGTGACAGATACTATTTACAATAGTGGATTAATTAAAAGAGAAAGAGATGGTAAATTAGTTTGCACGTTTGGTCTTAAATTATCTGGAGATGATTTAATTGATTCTTATTGTAAAAATACTGCATAAAGGGGTTTACAAGTCTTAGAAATTTTGATATAATACATACTATGAGTACAACAAATTTTTATTTTGGTTCGTTAAGATACGACCACACAGGAAGAAAAAGAAAAAATCATTGCGCTAACCCGGTTAGAAAAAAAAGGCAAGAATTTAAACCTTTAAAAATCGACCCAGTTAAGCAGCAAAGAGCTCTCGAAGCACAAAAGCAAAGAGAGAAAGAAAAGAAAGAATTCTTAGAAAGACTTTCTAAAATGAAATCAGATATTACAGCTAAGAAAGAAAGCATGCAATATACTGGAGAAAGAAAATTAGTTGGTATTGCTACAATGCATAAATCAAATGCAGTACCAATCTTCGAATCTGATAAGGAGCATGCAAAAGATATTGCAAAGATGCGAAGATAAATGTTTCGGGGTATGTCCGTCTACTAACTCCTTATCAAAGGACCTCTGCCCCACCTAAATTATATGGCAAAAGTAAAAGTAAATAAAAAACGTATAGCAATGAGAAAAGATCGGGTTTCGATTGATGCTAAAATGTATGGACCTGAACCTCTCATTACTGAAGACCAAAAAGCTGATTGTTTGAAAGAACAAGAGAATGGTTCAGTTGGTAGCATTTGGATGAAAGCAAATGGTTGGTATAATTATTTTTATGATAATAAAGATTATATCCCTTTTGCAATAGATTACTTAAAACAAGTAGAAGGTTGGAATGATAAACAAATTAAAATCTTTTGCCGATTACCAGATTATAAAATAAGAAGACTTGGAACAATCGCAGTTATTTGGTCCAGAGGTTATCCATACGCACCGGTAGTCACAGAAAAATATCATAAGATTGCAAATGAATTATTAGAAGAAGCTTCTTTGTTAGAAGAAGAAAGAGTAGAAGCTATAAAAGAAAAACCTAAACTACCAAGCATACAAGAAAGAACAAAATCAAAAATAGTAGATACAATCTATAGTGATTGGGATGAACATGTTGTAGAAGAATGGATAGACGAAAATTATAAAGTTAAGTTTGATACTTTTTCACTATTTAAAAATCATGGTTTAAAGAGTAATGCTATTTCTTTATTCCGTGAAATGATTGAACCTGACTATCTTGTTTTAAAAGATGCGTATGAAAATAAATGTGACCAAGCAAAAGAAGCTTATAGTCATATTAAGAAAGGCGATAAGAAAAAAATGCTGAACGTATACGAATCTCTTTTTTCTGACCTAGATAAACTTAAAGATAGCTTTAAAGCGACGCGTAAAACGCGTATACGTGCTCCTAAGAGCAATGATAAACAAGTAGCTAAGCTAAACTATATGAAAGAATCTATAGAATCTAAATTAACATCTATCGATCCTATACTAATACCAGGTAAAACTAAACTCTGGATATACAATACTAAACAAGGTAAACTAACAGAATTCTTTACAGATAGCGGAGCAGGTTTCGAAGTATCTGGTTCTACATTAAAGAACTTTAATCCTGAATTAAGTAAAGTGACTAAACTAAGAAAACCAGATGAGATACTTCCACAGATTTTAAACAAATCAGAATTCCAAATAAAGAAAATTTGGAAAGGTTTAACAACAAAGATTTATCAACCCACAGGCCGAATCAATAAGGACTGTATTTTAATGCGAGTAATATAATGGATATATTAAAAGAAAAAATCATGACTAAGAAAAGATTTTCAACAGCAGTTGAAGAACTAGTAGCAAAACAAAATATGAGCTACATCGATGCTATGACTTTTATCATTTCAGAAAGAGGAATGGATTATGGTAATATTAAAAAACTATTATCTGATTCATTAAAAGAAAAACTAGAAGCAGAAGCAACTGGACTAAATCTTATCAGAGGGTCAAAGGGTAATAAATTACCTGTGTAATGGACCCATTTGAATCTTATAAACTTTATAACGCTTTAAAATTACACTTTGAACAAGAATCGTATGATGCGATTAAGTATAATTTTAAAACAAATATAAAGCCACAATCATTCTTTGCTAGAAAAGATAAATACTTTTTTGCAAAGTTAGCTAAGAACTATGGAGATAATCTATTAGAATATTATGTAGCTAATTTTAAGAATGGTGTTTCTTATGTTGGTGATATGATTAATGAAGAAGGTGAATCTAATTATACAGCGCATAAAAAAATTATGGAATCACTTACACGTGAGTTTCAAAAAGATATAAATAAATTAGTTGATATGGATATAGAGTTTGATAAGCTGTTTATCACAGAACAAACCCATCCATTGATAATAAAGTTATTGATGCGAGAAGAAGTACTAATTGAAACAGTAATTATTCTCGATGCAATATTGGGGTTTATGGAACGTGAATCTAAGAAGATAACTGAAACAATTATTTGGCCAGATATCTCCAGAAAGATTAAGAAATACTCCCCATTCGTTAAATTCGATTATGTCAAATGTTTAAGCATTGTCAAAAAAGGGTTTACAAATACCGCGTAATGTGGTATAATATAAGGTCTATATTATGAGTAAAGTGGATAATTCAGAAAATACGAGATACGGAGGAAAATACAAATGTCATTTCAAAATCTGAAGAGCTCGCGAGGCTCGTCTATCGACAAACTCGTAAAAGCTGCGGAAGCAGTATCAACCCCAAAAACGGAACAAACTTCTTACGAAGATAACCGTATTTGGAAACCAACCAGAGATAAAGCAGGAAACGGTTATGCCGTGATTCGTTTCTTACCGGCAAAAGAAGGTGAAGACCTTCCTTGGGTAAGATATTGGGACCACGGGTTCAAAGGTCCTACTGGTCAATGGTACATTGAAAACTCATTAACGTCCATTGGACAACCAGACCCTGTTTCAGAGTCTAATACTATTCTTTGGAATTCTGGTCGTGATGAAGATAAAGCGTTAGCAAGAGAAAGGAAAAGAAGACTACATTACGTTAGTAATATCTTAGTTATTTCTGACCCTGAAAACCCACAGAACGAAGGTAAAGTATTCTTATACAAATTTGGTAAAAGAATATTTGATAAAGTTATGGATGCTATGCAACCAAACTTTGCTGATGAACAACCAGTAAATCCTTATGACTTCTGGGAAGGCGCTGACTTTAAAATCAAAATTAGAAAAGTAGATGGTTGGGTTAACTATGATAAATCAGAGTTTAGTCCAGTATCAGCTTTACATAATGGTGATGAAGCAGCACTAGAAGAAACTTATAATCAACTATACTCACTCTCAGAGTT